AACGTGCTGTAAAGATTACTGCTGGCGGTAATGCTATTATAGTAGAAGAAGTACAGGTGGTCGGAGGTTAAGGTGCCTCTAGTTAATCAAGAAGCAGAGCGTATTGTTAGAGGGATGAAAGCCAAGAGTTCTCATCGCTTTAAAAGACTTTATGGAAAACGTGATAAAGAAGTCATGCATGCTACTGCTAATAAATTAGCACAAAAAGAAAATCTCAAAGTTATGTATTATAAGGACTTTATTAATATCGTAGAGGGTAATCCTACTACACGAATGCTCACCAAATCGAAGACAAAGGTGACTGGCAATATTTCAGCAGATCGTGGTAGTGATGAATCCAAGAATCGTGCGAAACGTAAAGGACTTGAAAAAGATTTAAAAAAGAAGGGTATTGGATATAAAAAGGGTGTAGGTGAATACAAATATAAATCTGATGATGGGAAGGAAGGAACAGGACGTGAAGTATCTTATCAAACGTCTAAACCTGACAAAATGAGTAAGAGGCGATTCGGAAAAACTATGCGTCGTCTTGGTCGTAAACATGGACAAGAATCTGTTATCACTAAAGATAAAAAGAAACCCGCTAGATTACATGATACCCAGTCTAAAAAACCAGGTAAATCAATCAACATAGGTAAGTCAGGAGCTGGCAAACATCCCAAAGGAGATGGTGAAACATCAGGGACAAAAGTCAGATCAGGCAAACTATCAAAAACTAATAAGCCAGCATACCATTACAAGTAAGTAAACTTATTTGGTAGGCAAACTAATGGGTAAGGAAGAGAAGAAGTATAGGGAGGAGCTTGATCGTTATAGAGAACTTCTAAATCGTCAAGCAAAGCAACAAGAGGATAAGGGATTGAAACCATATAGTCACCCCGATCATTATGATCGATTGTGTGCAAAGGAAAATAATAGTAGTTAATTATACTTACGTGCTATACTAAATAACCTTAGTATGGGATTGAAATAATCATGCCCCTGACTCAACAGAAGCATTACACCGTAGGTTATCATGACCTACAAAGAAACAAAGTAGAGATATGCGAATATGCTATAGATGCATATTCAGCAATGCAACAAGCAAAAGAGGATGTACCTTTTCTAGAAGGGCATCCTCATTTTATTGATTCCTGCAATTTAAATCCAACTGAGATTGATAATATCACTCGGTTTATGGCAGCAGGTATTCCTATGGGACATTAATTATGACAACGATCACAAAAAATAAGCATGAGATAATGTGGTGGATGAGCCGACTCACCATCATGGGAACATCTCTGGGTTTAGCAATAAGACTTGCTGCACAGGCATATGTCTAAACATCCTAACGGATACACTAAAGAAATGATTAAGGAGATACTAGGTTCTTCTTGGCCTGAAAAAGGTGATAGAGAATCTGGTAATGAGGAGAGAAAGAGAAAGGGTAGAGAGATGAGAGAAGGTAAGAGATCTTATCCAAAGTACCCAACAGCAGAGTCTAGATCTAAACTACCTAACTTTGATGAGAATGGAAAATATATCTACCCCGAAGGATCGGGATTCAGCTATGTCCAATATCTTAAAGACAACCCTAACTCAACTGAAGCAGGAACATACGGATCAAAAGTATCATGAGTACCTTGTCCGTCAACATTACCTAGCATGTCATATGGAGGATGATTATCATGAGTGAAGTTGTCTGGTCAATAAATATTATGCTAGGCTTGCTTTTAATTGGAGTAGGTGTTAGTATATACTGGATATTTAAATATGATGATTGGAATCCTAATCCCATTACTACTTCTGATACCGACTCCGATTAAAGCGGATGAAGTAGTAGATCCTATCTATGGTCCAAGAGAAGAATTTGATAACGCAATAGTGGACTGGGATCCTAGTATGATGGGAGAATGGGTTCAAAAAATGAGAGACTGGGAATCGCAGCAAGATAGAGAACCTGTTGAGGATCTGCTAAATAGTGCAATTGCAGAGTTTCAATATGGGAGCGATGACCCCACCGAGTCGGAAGAGTTGCTACAACTTCCGAGTAACAAAGATTGATAAAGTACTAGATGGGGATACCATCGATGTAACAATAGATCTTGGTTTTGATCTATATAAAAAAGAACGTGTTCGTATTGCTGGTGTAGATACTCCAGAAAAACGTACTAGAGATTTAGAGGAGAAAGCACTTGGAATCGACGCAACAAACTGGCTCAAAGAGAAATTGGAAAGCACTTTGGCTGGCGATGATGAGCTCACTATTCGCACTGAGCTTCATGGTGGTGTCGGCAAGTACGGTAGGCTTTTGGGTTGGTTATATGTTGGGGAGGACACAATCTCCCTCAATGAACAAATGATTACCGAAGGATATGCTTGGGAGTATGATGGTGGAACTAAGCAGAAAGATTTTGAACAACTACGTGAGATTCGTAGATCTTTTGGAACTTTGATTGAAGGATAATGGGAGTAGCACAAGAACAATATCTAGGTAATCCTAATCTTAAGAAAGCTAATGTATCAGAGGAATTTTCTAAAGAGGAGATTGCTGAATATTTAAAATGTGCAAATGATCCAGTATACTTTATTGCAAATTATATTCAAATTGTTTCACTAGATAAGGGATTAGTTCCTTTTGACATGTACCATTTCCAAGAAGAGATGGTACAAAAGTTTCATGACAATCGATTCAATATAGCGAAATTACCAAGACAGTCAGGGAAGTCAACTATCGTTACTTCATATCTGTTATGGTATGTACTTTTTAATGCAAATGTCAACGTCGCAATCCTCGCAAACAAAGCAGCCACTGCAAGAGAAATGTTGGGCCGCCTACAACTTTCTTATGAGAATCTCCCTAAATGGTTGCAACAGGGTATTCTCGGTTGGAACAAAGGGTCACTCGAATTGGAGAACGGAAGTAAAATCTTGGCTGCTTCTACTTCTGCTAGTGCTGTTCGGGGCATGTCCTTTAACATTATATTTCTGGACGAATTCGCATTTGTTCCGAATCATATTGCTGAGCAGTTTTTCAGTTCTGTCTATCCTACTATATCTTCTGGTAAATCAACAAAAGTTATTATCATTTCTACCCCTCACGGGATGAATATGTTTTACAAACTTTGGCATGATGCTGAACGAGGATCTAATGAATATATTCCTACAGAGGTACATTGGTCTCAAGTTCCTGGTAGAGATGAAGTATGGAAAGAACAAACTATTAGAAATACTTCTGAACAGCAATTTAGAGTTGAGTTTGATTGTGAGTTTTTAGGATCAGTTGATACTCTTATTAGTCCAAGTAAGTTAAGGATCATGCCGTATGAAGATCCTATATTACAAAATAGGGGTTTAGCAGTTTATGAAAAAGTTGAACCAGATCATAATTATATTGTTACTGTTGATGTATCACGTGGTATTGGTGGGGATTACTCTGCGTTTTGTGTCATTGATACAACAACTTTACCCTATAGAATGGTAGCAAGATATAAGAATAATGAAATTAAACCTATTATATTACCTAACATTATTGTTGACGTAGCTAAGAATTATAATGGTGCTTATGTGCTTTGCGAGGTAAATGATATTGGTGGACAAGTAGCAGATATAATTCAGTACGATTTAGAATATGAGAATTTATTACAAGCTGCTATGAGAGGAAGGGCAGGGCAGCAACTAGGACAGGGGTTCTCAGGTAAGAAAACTCAGTTAGGAGTTAAGATGTCAACTGCTGTAAAGCAGGTTGGATGTTCTAACCTAAAAGCATTAATAGAAGATGATAAATTGATGATACCTGACTATGATACGATTGCGGAATTGACAACGTTTATCCAAAAGGGTAATTCATTCCAAGCGGAAGATGGATGTCATGATGATCTTGCTATGTGTCTTGTTATATTTGCATGGATGGCTATGCAAGAATACTTTAAAGAGATGCATGATAATGATGTAAGACAAAGGATCTATGAAGATCAAAGAGATAATATAGAACAAGACATGGCTCCGTTCGGTTTTATTAATGACGGACAAGAAGAAGATACTTTCGTAGATGCTCAAGGGGAAAGATGGGAACTTGCGGAATATGGGGATATACAACATATGCTAGACTTCAGGTGAAGATTCAAAAATATAAATAATCTTAGACTAACGTTGACAGCATTTTTTCTAGGAGTATATAAACATGGCAGCTAATCAATCATCGCCAGGTGTAGTCATTCAGGAGAGAGACCTGACCACTATCACCACTCAATCAACCGCAAATGTTGGTGTGCTTGCTGCACCATTTGAACTCGGTCCTGTTGAAGAGATTGTAAATATCTCAAACGAAAGGCAACTCGCAGCAGTATTCGGTAAACCAAACGCCAATAACTATGAATACTGGTTCACTGCATCTCAGTACTTAGCATATGGTGGACTACTTAAAACCATTCGTGTTAATTCATCTGCACTAAAGAACGCAGTAGATAGCGGAACTGCACCTTTAATTAAAAATAGAACAGATTACGAAACTACTTTTGAAGACGCAAATAACAACTTCAAGTGGGCTGCTAGAACTGCTGGTTCTAAAGGTAATTCAATTGGTATATTTGTAACCGACGCTGGTGCTGATCAAATTGCTGTTCTTCCTGCTCCTGGTTCAGGTAACGATCATGAGTTCGTTGCTGATGAAGCACTTTCTGCTGCATCGGGTGCTGCTGGTAAAGTATTTAAATATAG